TTAGTTAAGAAAGGAACCCATCCACCAGCTTCTGTAATAGCCTTTTCTCCACCCACTACTCCTATCGCGGCCAAAGCCTTTGTTGCTTCCTGAGAAGGGCGGACTATATTCTGTAATGCCTGTTTCATACCAGTTACTGATTCTCGGGTCTGGATACCTTGAAGAGTAGCTGTTGTAAGAGTAGCGAGCATATCCGTGTAGGAAACTCCAACGGTATGCGCCATAGGAGCTACACGACCAATTGCATACGCTAATTCTGCAAAGGTAGTTTTTCCTCTCATTACTCCAATGAACATTGCATCTGAAACATCGATAGCTTCAGAAGAAGCAAGTTCAAAGGAGTTTATCATTGTAGTAAGACCGTTCACCGACATTGCCGTGTCGGTAACTCCAGCAATCGCAGCCTTGTTCGCTACATCCAAGAAGTCAATAGCCTTAGCCGCCGAAATAGCCCCATTCTCTAGAGTAGCTACCCCAGAAGAAACTACCTGATAAAGTCCTTTTGTCTGTTCCTGATAATTTCCTCCATACTTTGTCATAACATTAAGCAGTTCCATACCCATCGCATCCATCTGCTTAGTGCTATGTTGCATAAGAGTATTTACTTCTGTTAACCCATACTGAAATTGGGAAGCCAGCATAATACCAGCCGTTAAAGGAGCCAGCATTGCAGCCCCTATTCCCAATAATCCAGCCCCGGTTGTGAACAATGCACGGGAAGCCATCAACTGATTATTCAGATGAGCAGACGCAGCCGCAGCCCCGGCCAAGGATCCAGCAATCCTACCCATAATAGCACTCGCCTGATCACGAGCAGCTATTAGAATCCCAAGACCGAAGTTTGTGTTCATCATCAGCGTCGCCCTCTAGACCCCGTTTCTGGAGGAAGTTGTGCTTTTGCTTCGTCCTTTATTTCTTGAATACGCTCCAATAATCGTATCCTCCAAGTTATAGGAAGACTAAGAGCTTCAAGAAAGCTCATACAAGCATAGTCGCCAATGGAAAGTATGAGACATTCGTCTACGAGTTGTTCCATTGACCCCGGCGACAGAAACCTAGCTATGTCTTCCAGTATCTCTAGGTTCTGTCCGGGAAGAAAAAATCAGCAGTGATAGGGATATTGCCCGTGAACTCAGCTTGACAAGTGTTACATGTTCCTGTGATTGCGGTATCTACTCCGGGGCTCAGCTTATTAACTGCTTCTCGGATAGCCAGACAATCAGCAGCCACAAGTTTCTTAATCCGATCAAGGCCAACCACGTCTCGGTTGTTTCCCCCAATCTTCTCGAGGCATAGGTAAATCTCATATGCCATCATTTCATCAGGGGTCTTCTTCATCAGATTCATCATCTTGTGTTCATCAGCACCGTTGAGTTCTCTCAGTTCTACTTCCCAACCAGACTTAGGGAGCTTTATCTTACGAAGGGCGTCCGGGTCTGATTTTGTGTAACCAAGTTCCGAGAGATTAACCTCTTTGCTGTTAACACTTCTACACTGAGAACAAGAGAGTTGGAAGGAATATATGTCTCCGTAGGATATCCTTCGGATCGCCAGCAAGAGTGACGTCCGATCTCCTCGGGACATGTTCATCAACTCGTCAGGTGTAGACCCTTCAACACATGAAAGAAGAAGTTCTTCGATAGCCCGACCAGTTCGTAGCTTTTCTGGCTGACGCAAGACAGACTCTTCATTTGCAGTCATCTCCAGAACTGTTCTCTTTGCCCCAGAAGGCAAAGTTACTTCCATCCGACTACGGCTCAGCCCTGCATCCAGAGTTTCAAGGGAGACATTCGAGAGCTTTACTTTGTCTTCCTTTTTGTCCATCGTTGGTTTGTCCTTCGTAGTATCCATTGTTTTTCTCCATTTTCTGAAACATAGAGTACTTCTAGAATCTGGAGAGGAGGTTCACTTTGCTGTGTGTAACCTCCCCTCCAGTAGTTGGATTCTCCTGAACCCTAGTTGAGAAGCTGGAATCCCTCATGGACCAGCACTAGATGCTCAATGTGATGTTCACTGGCACTGTTGTCCCAGTCATCCACACCAAACTCGGAAGGCCATGCAAAGGAAACTTCCCAGCTTCGTCTTACCTTCCCGGTGCGGTCTTTCTGACGAATGACAACCCTTCTTTTATACTGAGCTCCATCATCAGATCCGGAACCCTTGCGATGGTCATAAATAGTCTGCCACCACGTATAAAGGTCCTCATCATCAGTCTCTCCGCGCTCGAGAGTGATATCACCGAAGTTAGCGAGTCCTGGACTCTTGTGGGCAGTGATCTCCCCACCTTCATAGTACTCGATAACGTCAGCTTTTCCAGTAAGTCCCGTGCATTTTGCGAAGGCCGCTTTGACAACGCCGTCAATAACGACCTCAAATGCGAACTTATGGAAATAGTTCCTGTCAGTAGAAAGTGTAGGCGGCATCGTTACGAGGTCACCTCCTCAACTATTCTTCCGCCATCCCATTGCGAGATTCGGAAGATAACAAATTCGGCTGCTCTCGTAAAGCAAATGCCGATGTCGCAGACCAATTTTCCTGCATCTATCTCAATCTGTGAGTTGTTGGTATTATCACAGACAACATAGAATGCCTGATTCGGGTCTCCAGTGCCTCCATCATAGAAAGCACCTTCCTGCCAGAATCCTCGGAGAAGCGCATAGACACTGTCCCGGCATTTCCGCTGAGTGTCTTCATTGTTAGGCTCAAAGACAAGCCACTGCGTCCCCTGAAGAATTGATCTTGCGACGTTCTGGAAACAGCGTCTTACAGAAATCTGCTGCCAGTTCGTATCGTAGGAGAGTGTACGGTTGCCCCATACAACTTCTCCAATTCCAGCTTCCGACTTGATAACATTGATTCTGGCAGGATACAGAACGTCTCTAGTTCCTCGATCGATTGCTCTCTCAAGACCGAGCACATCCATAAGCCTACCATCTTCAGTACCAGCCGGGGCTTTGAATACCCCCCTCTTCATATCAGTACGGGCGATAATTCCCGCAAGATGTCCTGAGGGCGGCATCAGACGTTTCAGTCTAGTTGCAGGGTCCTGCTGCAGAGGCCACGGATAGTAGATCGCTGCTTCTTTCGTGTTAAACCCGGCAGTTTCCCTTACATACTCTTCAATCTCCATGGCATCCATACCAAGAGGAGAGTCAAGAATTCCGAAGGCAAACTTATCGAACTGTTCCACAAAAGTAACGACCCCTTCATGGACAACCTGATCAGTGAATCCGGGAGCAGCAACGAGGCTGATATCGTCCCGTCCACCTAGAACCCATAAACCAGTAGGTCCCGCCGAAGAGCCTACTACATCGGTCTCATCAAAAGAAGTAAGACCATTATCTCCACCTGTCAAGACCACATCCCCTCCCGTTTCGGAGGTTTCTTCAGGTCTGTCAAGAGGAGGAGTAGTCCCACTATCCAAATCTTCAACCACGATGTAAGCAGACTTGTTGTTGACCACAGTTTCACAGAAGAACAAACTCGTGTCATCCATTGAGATGTTTTTATAATACTCCACCTTCACGCCCTTGTAGTAGACCGTAAGGTCAAAGGTCGTATCAGGAAGATCATAACCATCCTCAATAACAACAGAGAGATCGTTTCCCCAAAGACCGGGAGAGCTTGCGGAAATCTTCAGCGTGTCGACAGGTATAGCCTTCCTATCCTTGATAGTAACAGTGGCCGGATCCGCCTGTGCAGTAGCCGTGTCCTCAATATCCGTGTAGTGACACGTCCTTACAACAAAGCAGCGTCCTTCCACATACTTGAAGAAGTTCTCAACAGCATAGGCCAACTCATAACCTTCGACATATGATCCGAAGATGCGCTTGAACTGATTGAAACTTGTGATCAATACGCACGAGCCAACGGGTCCCTTTTCTGCCACGCCTACGAATCCGACGGTTGTGGAAGCAGCTCGACGAATACCTCGTATCCGACTATCTACTTCCTCAACTGCAACTCGTGGGCTAAGGTATTCACCCATTAGCCATCACCACCTTTAGTCTTTTTCCCCTTGTCATAAGGCTGAGAAAAAACTGGTTTGGCGTCACTCACAGGTTTCTTCTCCTTCTCCGGGATGACAACAAGGTGTCCTTCTCGAATAAGTGCCTTAACGTGGGGAGAGTCTAATTCCCTCTCCGTCAGAGAAGCAGTCTCTTTGCTCCTGATATACAGGGGCTTTACACTGCCTTCAACATTGACTGTTAGAAGGGTCTTAGCTCTGTTCTTGACTTTGGTCTTCACATAGTCACCTTCTTCTTACCCCTATACGGTATGCTCCTCTAACAAAAGCTCACCGTTGAGGGTAAAGAGCCTGAGCACTCGATTCTTAACCAGTGTACCAGCAAGCTCTATTCCAGGATAGACTCTCACAGCGAAAATCGTACCCATAAGGGTCATCTGGTTCAAATGTGAAACACTCTTCTGAAAAAACGATCTCCCAACGCTATTCACAAAATCCATATCATACTCGTAAATCTCAGGTGTTTCACCATCGTCGGAAATAATCTCATTGTATTCATCTTCAGCCCCTACTGAGACATACTTGTTAGCCTCCACAAAAGCCAACAGTTTCTCATACAGAGGCATTGTTTCATAGACCTTATCCGTAATCACCACTAGGTTGAACCTCATATCCAGAAAAATAGGGTTCTTCCTCTGGGTATATGTTGGAGGGTCTGGTGTCATATTCTTTATTGGAGTTTCATAACCCTCTTGTCTATAAAACATATTCCTAGACAGCATTATGTTTTCAATGACCACGACCGGAAGTTCTGCAACTTCGTAGTATGGATCATAGTTTATCACAACACGCTTCTTTTGTACAGCATCATCCTCAGTAGGGAATAACCCTGTCCTCAACAGATAAGCCAGTTTATATATTGAAGCAGTAACCTGAACTAGAGATTTATCAGTCATACTCTCACCTTTGACATTACTCTGATGAGAGCGGATGAAATTTCTCGTATCATAGCTTCCTGAGTACCTCTATCTTCTATAGGTGGTCTCAAGAATGGCCTTGCAGGAATATGTATATATTGTGTTCTGGGAGAGAGAACAAACCCTCTAGAAGCTAAGTATGTCCACATGTCAGCAGTAACGGGGATTAACGCCCCCTCTTCTAAGATAATTGCTAGTTCTACAGTTTTGAATCCACTGTGATGTACCTCTCCTCTAAAAACTCCCACGAACCATGCCATGTATCCAACTTTCTTATGCTTGATACTTTCCAGAAGCTGTCCCTGCTCTATCAGAGGCCTGTCATTACCCTTTTCTTGAATTGTGAACCAATGCAAAGGAGTAAATGGCTGACCACCAACAGGCTGACCAGATTCTATTCCCTTCTTTATAGTCCTTACCAGAAGCAAACAAGCCCGTTCTTGTCCTGCATCCAAAGCCTTCTGTAATCTCATTGAGAATGTATTAAACCAGTCTAGACATCTTTCCCATTCTCCAGTAAGGGTTACAGCCCCTCCAAAAGAAGGAATTCTATTAGACCCGCCCCCAGAGACTCTACCCATCCCAGGAATAGCTCCACCGTGCTGGATCCTAGAACGACCACCTGTTGCTTCCCGTCCAAGACCGCCAGTAGCACTATAGACTTCTCTTCTACGAACGGTACGAGCACCAAAACTTCCTGCTCCTCCACCGATAGCTCTAGGAGTTCTTACAGGAGAGTACCCATACCCATAGGTTCCACCAGAACCAGCCATTACACTAACCCCCTTTGCTTATCTTCATACACCAAGAAAATAAGCTGCGGTTTCCCAAAGTAATGGGCATGATGCTCTACTGAAAGTATGACAGCGTCAACAGGTGCTCCTCCAACAGTAACAATCCTATCCCCTGTCCTGAATGTTCCTCCACAATCCTCTAATATTTTCTCCATATCCCCTGCTTTCACTACAACGTATCCATTATTGGTAGGACTATCTCCTCCAGCCGTAGGACCAAGTTTTCTATCATCAACAGGGACCCACTGTCCTTTTATCACAAATACTGTAGAATCATTATTAAGAGGTTCCCCTGTTACCGGATGTGTATTCTCACTACCCTTATCCAGAAATTCAATAACAACATCTACAGGATTAAAGAGTTTGGGGATAGCTGGCATTATACCCACCCCACATATCTCGGCCTGAGCTCCCTATACTTGAACAGAACACTGTCAATAATATTTATTCCTGTAGCTTGTAGATTTCCCAGAGGCACTGTCCTATATTCAATAGAGTGCTTATCTGTAGCCTCACGCTGCACCCTTGTGTTCATATCAAGTTCCATCTGCTTAAATGCGTCTTCCAAAGGGTAATGCAGAGCAGTTAAGACCAGCATCCTACAGATTTTTGTGATATCATATGGGGTTATTCTATTAGGTTGTGAGATCGTAGCGGTAAAGTCCCATCTATCCCCAATAGTATGATCTGCATCATCCTCAAATTCAATAAGAACTCCATCGATAACCTCCACAGGACCAGCTAACATTGCCACATTCTCTGTGAAAGTAGTCCCACCGTCAGTAGAAACCTTGTAAGTGTTTACCGTTTCTATCCCATCCACAATAATAACTATTTCAATATCTTCTTCCCCTGTATATGTCCCAGAAGAAGTCAAGTCGTCTATACCAGAACCCGTAAAAACAGGAGTCCCAACCAGAGCTGGAAGAAGTATTGGATCTCCAAGGATAGTATACCCAAACCTCCCAACCAGTTCTATATTATTCTTTCCTTTAGGAAACACTTCTCCAAGAGGTCTAGATATCCTTGGATTCTTACGGTCGTCAGGAAAATCCTGGTTATATACCGTAAAATTCTCTAATGAGATTTCTTCATCTCCAAACTTTATGTTTTGAATGCTGATGATAGGAATGTAAACATAGAGTACTTCCTGACCATCACCATCCAAAACATAAGTCTTTTTCCTAGGTTCGAACCACATCCCTGTAAAATCGTCAATAAATAGGGAGACCTCTTTGATATGAGCAGTAAGGTCAGCATCAGAGGCATCCTCTTCGGAAACCCCATGACTTCTAAACCATTCTACACTGCTATACATCTCAAGATCTCCCTTTGTATTCATTCCCAGAGATACTAGGCTCCAGAGCTCATTGAGTTAAGCCCTATAGCTGATGCGGGACCCGCTTTCTTGATAGGCATATCCTTCTGGAAGAGAGCTATCCCTTTTCTAGTCTTAAGTGTAAGGAGCCACTTATAGATTCCCACATTGGGGGCAAGAACTCCTGTCTGTAGAACATTAGCTCTCACCACAATGTAGAAGGGATTCCCCTTTGCTTTTGATCCCCATCTTCCAGCTCCGAGATTAACGTAAAGGCGTTCTATAACCACAGGGGTTTCAGAAGTCTTATTCTCTAATACCGGAGATTCAGGTGGAGTATCTTCCTCAGAATATCCCCCGAAATCCAGAGAGTTAACCACAGCTTCTACAAGGTCATCTTTACTGAGTTTCTCAGGATTACCAACAGGAAGATTATGCTCATCCACAAGAGAGACAAGAGCAACCTTTGTCATCTTCCTGATACTCTGGGGGGTTAATGTATCCAGCTTAGGCATAAGTTACACCGTCCTTCGTATGATTACCCCGATGAGACAGTCATCAGGTTCCAGTTACCCCACCAATTTCCGGAATATCGTAGGCAAGGACAAGCCCATCATTAATGGCGAACTGGAAATCGTTCTTTGTGGTCATAACGATCTCGTGTACGCCAGTCTTGATCTGCTTGAATCGCTCGATTGCCATACCGTACTCGATCCCGAAAACCATGTTGGTAGGATTGATCAGCAAGGCATACTCATCAGGGATAACCCCGATAGGCTCAATAAGGACGCCCTGATAACGCGCCCTCTTGTTCTGATCCAAGTAGGCATCGCCCATCGCCGTCTCCCTTCCTTCCAACTCGGCTCTATACCGAATCTCAGTATTAGGAGAAACGTAGAAGCGAAGAGCATCCTTGTTGGCCTTGAACCACCTAGGCATCTGAATAAGCATGTCCTTCCAGATTGGCATATGAGAAACATACGCCGAAGCATCAAGAGTGTTACCTGTATCGTTCGCTTTGGTAATCCACCCGTCGTTGATGCTAATGAAGTCATGATCTCCACCGGGAGCCACTCCTTCATCACCGTTCCAGCCTAAGTCAAGAATATCGTTAGAGTAGGTGATAGCAAACTGCCTGAGCAGAGTACTCTCGAACCCCTCTTTCTCAATATTCTCTTCAAAGACCTCTTCCTCGATGTCGATCTGGAGCATCGTCTTGATTGCCACCAGAATATTCCTGGAGAACGTGGCAGTAATTGGGTTCGCAGGATCCACTCCTGGTTCCTTCAAACGGAGCTGCCTTCCAGGAATATTGAACACATCGATGTGCCGCTTCTCGCTGAACATCGGGATAACCTGAATCGAACTGAAGAACGGATCTCCTTCTGACACGATGTACGTGATAAAAGCATCCGCGTCCTCAGCCGACAACTTGCCACCAGGGGAAGTGAGACCAATATCAGTGTAGTCAATTGATCTCTGAATGCGGCGAAGTTTCTCACGTCTTAATAGTTCTGTAGCGTCCATGAAATTCCTCACAAAGATAAAAGGATCAGGGCAAGCCCTAATTGCGTCCCTTTATCAGATTTTCTCTCAGAGATTTTCCGACTCCAACGGTCTCATATGGAACCTCGTCCGCGTGTCTACGGTTATCAGGATCACCCTTCTTGGTAATCCCACGAGCTTCCTCAACGGTCTTCACACGATCGACCACGCTGGTAACAAGCTCCGCCAGTTTCTCAACTGTGGTTGTCAAAACTCCCAGCTTTTCGTTAAGACCGCTGATTTCCTTGGTGACTGCTTCATTGGGATTGCCGCCCTCAGTAGGGAGAACTACGGGAGTTACATCGGTTGTCTTCTCGATTTTTTTGAGTGCCTCTTCAGCAGCCTCTTTTCGAGCAGCAGCCAGCTTCTCCTCAAGTTCCTCTTTAGTGAGAGTGACTTTTCCTTCTTTTTCTAGCATAGCTAGTGTCACCTCGAATAATTTAGAATTCCCTCCATCAACTGAGAGGGTTAAGCTGTACGCTTGTACCAGAGAGGCTTGCATTGCATTAAGAAAAGCTGTTACCGACGTTGTGAGAGCGGTCTGCTTCTCTGTCAACGTAAGTTCTCTGGAATACATGATGTTGTCCACGACGTACCACAACAGGTAAATCAAGTCAGTGTAGCTAAGAACAAAGGCCATAAGATTCTTAAGAGAAGCTTCAAAACTGTACTCTGTTCCAGCAGCCTTCACAATTTCCTGTAGTTCTTTACGCCGTGCTTGCTCTTCAAGATTTGACAATACCTCTGCTTTTGTAATACCTTTCGGTAACTTAACAAAGGGAAGTGTCAGTTTCTCAAGAAAAGTCCCGAGGGACTTAGGAGCAAGTTCTCCTGGATCTACATCCAGAATGGATTCTCCTGACTCGGTTAGATGCAAGCCAAGATGGGTTAGTGCCTCGTCTGCCTGACCAGCAGTCAGACGTCCCTCACCTAAGTCATTAAAGACTTTCTTAGTTGCGTCCCTGACGCCTCGGGGATTAACAACCAGTTCATCTTTCACAACATCGTGGTGGGGATACTGGTACGCTTTTATAGAATCTAAGTGCTCGCTAGGGGAAATAGAGGCAAAGCCTTCACTATAGAGACCAAAGTCAATTCCCTCAGAGGAAGTGGCCCTCATCTCTAACCTTCGTATAGCACCTTCCTCATCCCACGGAAGTTCCAGGGTCTTAACCTCAGTAGTTCCTTCTTCTTCAACAACTTCTACATCCTCAGCAGTAGCATACCCGGCAAGGGAAAGACCTTTAAGGTCTCCATCTTTAATCTTATTCCAAGTAGTTTCACTAGTTACCTGAATAGTAACAACCCAAGTCCCAGGTTTTTCTCCAGGGAATTCAGAATCTCCACCCTCTTTAATAAGATAGCTTTCCATAACATACCCTTCCCCGGGAATAAAGTTATGGTTCCTATCAACATTATTAGTTCTTCCACCCCGGAGAAAATCGGCAGCCATAGCCTCTACAGTTGCCTTATCCATATAATCTCCGTGAGCATCCGTTTCGTCAGGGGTGTAAACAACACCCATAACTCTCTTCCGTTCCTCATCCAGTTTTGTTACCCTGACTTGCTTTTCAAAACGGACCATTCCCTCAACATCTGGAGGAGCCTCTGCCTTTGCGATGAATTCTCTCATGTTAGCCCCGGCATTCACGATAGAGATATACTCCACGATCGTGCCCACAAGTTTTCTCTTCGCTCCCTCTGGGGCTTGATCTGCAGTTATCTTCTTGGAAGTTTCGCTCATGTTTGCATCCTCGGCAGGTAGAGAGGCTATTACTCTCTAGTATTACAACATCCTATCCCCTTTGTAAAGTGCCCTAAACCAAATATCCCATCACCTATCATTCTTTTTCATTGGGAGTATTACTTGTTTCCTCTTCGATAGAGGCTTTGGGGGGTTTTGGTTGCAATAAATCCAAAACCCGTTTTTTTATTTCGGCCTTGAGTTCTGCAAGGGCTTTTCCACGAAACTGTTCCGGTATCGTGATATCTCCCTGTAGTTCTGCCATCCCAAATACTTCCATAAGTACAAGAGCCTGTACCAACGGGAACGGGTATTTGATATACTCCGCATCCGGAAGTACGATATCTCTACCAAGAATATCTGATGCAGTAGCTCGAGCAGTGGCAGGGGAAATAACACCTGTTTGAGAAAGAGTGTTAAGAACTTCAGACATAACCTGTGGATCCGAAGCCCTATACTGCAGACTCTTGAACTTGTGATAAATAAATCCCTTCAAAGGAAATATCTTCCGATTCATAAAATCATCGAACTCAAAACGTTCTACATCAAACACCTGAGCATTCACAATAGAAAGAGCTGCCTCAGCGGTATTTCCTTGTATTGCGATCTTTCCATTTCTCCTAGTAACAAATAAATGATTAGGAACTTCAAAACAATAAACCCGTCCGGTATACTCTAATTCTTCTATATTACCCCTTTCCTTCCTCAATTCACAAATATTGTAAGATGACCAATTCAATCTCCAACAGTCTTTTCTATTTCCACTAGCAAGATAATGTTGAGATAGCACAGTTCTCATACCTAAAAGAGTAGCCAAGAACTGAACATCATCAGCTAATTGTCTACTAATTGTAGAATAATACCCAGAGTTCCTCCCAATCCTATAATCTCTAGACCCATCCCCATCATTAAGAGATTCCCACAAATCCCAAAGCTGAGAAGAAGAAGCGTCTTTGAACCAGATAGGAAGATGTTTATTTTCTGCTCCAACACCAATATTCTCTCGACACCACGTCCAGAAACCCTTATGATTTATCCACCATCTGTGAATATTTCCAGAAATAGAATGACCAAACTTAATCGGTAGAGAATCCAGAAATTCCTGTATCTCTTCAGAGATCTCACCATCTTTCTGTGAGAGACCTACCTGATAAGCATGAGAATGTACTTCATGTTTTGAGTCTAAAACATACCCCTCAGAGACCAAATAACCCACAAGTCTCATGAGTTTATCTTCAGGAATAACAAAAGAATCTTCCTTCCAGGAACCCTTTTCTTCAGCCTCAATAGTAATATCTTGGATACCTTCTCCATCAAAAGCTACTTGCGGAGATGTTAAAAATTCAAATCTATCCCAAGGAATACTATCCGCATGATATTTATTCCAAGTCCGATCTCTTCTCCTATCAGTAGTTCTAGTCCACACATCATGGTCTCTAGTCACTAGAATATCAACCTGTTTAGAAGTAAAATGGATCAGTTTTTCTGAAATAGCATAAACTAACTTCTTTATAGGAACCTCAAACTCAATAGTCTTTGTCTCTGGATTATAAGTAGCAATCCTTTCTCCATCAATAATCTCATCAACCGTTTTCCATCCAACTTCGGTTAATGTTTCAGTATCATCAGAATAACAAGCTCTGTTATAATCTTCTGACTCACCAAGTAAAATCTTAGGAAGTCGAAAAACCAGTCTCTGTTTATTTCTAGACTGAATATCATATCCACCAAACAGCATATCATCCTTGACTGTTTCTACAAGAGGCTTTATCTCAACACGAATAGCTGATGCTCTACCTTCATCGAAAACAGCGGCACTCACATCCATAGGCATAGCTTCCAAGACCAATGCTCTGAATGGCTTCTTATCTCCCTTACCTTCCTCCAACTGTTTCTTTAACCTATCCATTGAATCAGAACTTAGAACTCCACCCGAGACCAGAATAACAAAAGGTATGAACATATTGTTGTCAAAATATGTGAAGTTCAGTTCCTCAGCTCTCCTTGCGCCAACCGCTGAGAGAAGACCACCTAGCCATCTAGGTGCGGGGTATACACTCCCGTCGTCCAAAAGTTTGAACATATAAAGCTCTGTTGCTACCTCCTCTTCCTTTACAACAGTTTTATCCGGAAAGACTTTACCATCCTTGCAACTTATATTTCTTGGATCCCCAAACTCTTTATACCACACGCTTATCTGCCCGTTAGAAACCCACACTTACCGTCTAAATCTCTTCTTACGAAGAACA